CTCCTTATGTTAATGCTGATATAAAAATAAATAGTAAACCAAATATGATAACAGCTTTTAATAGCTCTACCATAATATCAAATGCTTTTTTCATTCGCTACTCTCCTATGTTGTAGCTGCGCCAAAGTTTGAATGCTGACGGGAAGTGATACCCCTCCCTGCACCCACAAAAAAAGGGACAGCTTGGTAGCTGCCCCAAAGGGGTGGTGGCCTAAGCCACCTTTGCTTTGAGAAGAGCTAGTCTTTCTGAGGACATAGCTGGTTTCACTCGTCTTGGGGCAGGTTCCCAAGACTGTCCTGTTACTTGTTCGTAGACACTCAGGTCAGCTAGGTGACGCTCTTCAAGCAAGTTAAGCTCAACCTCGATGTTGTCTATCAGCTTTTGGATCGCATCTGCTTTGATTGTTTGTCCATTTTCCAGTGCTATCTCGTAGTCCGCTAACTTGTCAGCCAACATCTTCTTCTTGTAGACCAGTGAATTGTTTGAAGTGTAACATTCGTCTCTGGCAATGCCCGAAATAAATTGCTCGTTCGGTACAACATCCTGAGTAGAGTGAAAATAATCTAGAACGGCTAGTTTTCTTTCAACGAGTGTAAGTTGCTTCTTAGTCATGTGTATTCTCCTTGTTTCATTTGCGAGGACCATCCTCGACACAGACCTTAACAAGACAACATGGAAAACCTGTCCACTGACAGGTTGTTATTCGCAACTTCTTCCCACACAAGTTGACCTAACCGCAACTAGACACAGCTATCGCAAGAGCACTCTAGCCAGTGCAAGAGGGAAGTTGTTGCGAATGACTTTTCCCTGTTGTCAAGGTCTTTGACGAGGATGACCGCAGCTTGGAACAGGGGGAATACGCTATGATCTGAGACGCGACTGGAGTGAGGAAGGAAGAAAACTAGGCGGTCTAGATCCTTTGTAGTATGCTCCTCAGGTAGAAAGTTGTAGCGCACGTGCAATTTGTGCGTTGACAGAGCTGTTATACTTCATGCTATCACTGGGGGGAGAGAGGGAGAGGGGGGCTTTAGCGTGACTACAGGAGCACAAAATGGTAAACATAGCAAAGCGCGATCTAACTGATAGACAGCGTCGATTGGTTGAAGCGTTTGTAGCAAATGGCGGCAACCTCACACAAGCTGCACATGAGGCAGGCTACGCTCAAGGCAATAGCGGTAGAGTTTCTGCATACAAGGCGATGAAAACTGCACATGTGCGACAGTACTTGATGGAAGCAATGAGTGATGCATTTGGAATGAGTGCAGCTAAAGCACTGGGCAGAGTAGTGCAGTTATCATCTGGTGCTAAGTCAGAGTACGTGCAGCTTGAAGCCTCGAAGGATCTGTTAGATCGTGCAGGGTTTAAGCCTATAGACCGCTCGCAGGTGCAGGTAGCTGGAGACATTAAAGTGTCAATCGACTTGACGTGACGGGGGTGGGGTCAAAAACTGCGCGTTACTTAGTGACAGGGGTAACTCACTCACATTTTTTTCTAGAAAGGTACGCAACATGAGAAAGATACATATGAGTGCATCTGGTGGCTTGAGTCCAGAGGGTCGCAAATATTTTAAACGCAAAGAGGGTGCTAATTTAAAACCACCTGTTCCAAAGGGTAAGAATCCAAGACGAGTTTCTTTTGCTGCTAGGTTTGGTGGGATGAAAGGACCAGAGAGAGATGAAAAGGGAGAGCCTACTAGATTAGGGTTAGCATTAAAAAAGTGGGGATTCCGTTCTAAGGAATCGGCTAGAAGATTTGCAGCAAGGAATAAAAAGGCATGAGTAAAGTTAATCAAGCAGGGGTTTACACGAAGCCAAAAATGCGTGAGAGTTTATTTAAGTCTATAAAGGCGAGAGCTACTCATGGCACTGCGGCAGGACAATGGTCGGCACGAAAGGCACAGTTGCTTGCCAAGACTTATAAGGCTAGAGGTGGAGGTTATAGATCATGAAGACTGTAGGTGAGGCTTTAAGTAAAAGACAAAAGAAAACATTAGAGAAGCATAGTAAGCATCATACAAAGAAGCATATGTCTCTAATGAAAAGGCTTATGAAGGGTGGGACTACTTTTTCTGCTGCTCATAAGAAAGCGCAACAACAGGTTGGTTCATAGTGAAAGCAACACAACGATCATTACTAAACTGGGGCAAACAGAAGTGGAGAACTAAGTCTGGTAAGAAGTCTAGCGAAACTGGTGAACGCTACCTTCCTTCTAAGGCTATCGCTGCTCTTAGTGATGCTGAGTATCGCGCTACAACCAGAGCCAAACGAGAGGGTAAGGCAAAGGGTAAACAGTTTGTGGCTCAACCGAAAAAGATTGCTAACAAGGTAAGGAGATATAGAAATGCCTAATGTTCAAGGAAAGAAGTTCCCATATACCAAGAAGGGGATTAATGCAGCTAAGAAAGCTTCGGATGAAAAGAAGAAGCCTATGAAGAAGAAAAAGAAAACACTTATGTCAGGTAGTTATTAATGGCTTGGTATTTGACTAATGGTGAATTGTATACAGGCGAAACTCACGTTCTAGCAGGAACAACTTATAGTGGTAAGACCAGAACCCCTGAGTCTCGCAGGTTGGTGGAAGGGCCAGAGCCAAAGAGAGCCAGAAGCTCCAATGGCAGACTCAAGGGTGATGACCCTTCTACACCAGATATAAATGAAGCATATGAAAAACCTAAAAGGGTAGAGCTAGAGGACGAATGACCTTTAGCCATTCTATTTCTAAGCATGACCGCGAGTTACTACGCAGGATTGTAAAGAAAGTACACCTTCAGCATCACCCAAAAGACTTTCAGACCAACATGGAAGCTGACAAAGTTATTGATGTTATTGCACCTGATGTGGTCGAACGTATGCTAAAGTTTGCAGTGGATCACAAAATTGACAGACTTTAAATACAAACCTGACGGTGAAGTCCTAAAAAAATTTATGAAGGACGATACGTTCTTTCGTGGTATTCGCGGTCCTGTTGGCTCTGGTAAGTCTGTTGGTTGTTGCGTAGAAGTATTTAGACGCGCTCTTTCTCAGAAAAAAAACGATAGTGGCATACGCAGAAGTCGATGGGCTATCATAAGAAACACAAACCCACAGCTTAGAACGACTACTATTAAGACATGGCTTGATTGGTTTCCTGAGAATGAGTGGGGTAAATTTATTTGGTCTGTGCCTTATACCCATCACATAAAGAAAGGAGACATAGACCTAGAGGTTATCTTCCTTGCTCTTGACCGTCCAGAAGATGTTAAAAAATTATTGTCCCTCGAACTAACAGGCATCTGGATTAACGAAGCAAGGGAGATACCCAAAAGTATTATTGATGCTTGTACGATGAGGGTTGGGCGATTCCCTTCTATGCGTGAAGGTGGACCTAGTTGGACAGGTGTTATTGCAGATACTAACGCACCAGAAGAAGATCACTGGTGGCCTATTATGTCAGGCGAAGTTCCAATACCAGATCACATTCCTAGAGATCAGGCTAAGATGTTAGTCAAACCTGATAACTGGCAGTTCTTTACACAACCATCTGGTATGAAAGAAATATATAATGAAGATGGTGAAATAGAAAACTACAAGTCTAATGATGAGGCTGAAAATAAAAAGAACATGCTTCAGAATTATTATACAAACTTAATACAAGGTAAAACAAAGTCTTGGATTGATGTCTATGTAATGAATAGACTAGGTACTATTAAAGATGGAAAGCCAGTATATCCTATGTTTGCTAGTGAAACACACATTGCTAAAGAAGAAATACCAGTAGCGGCAGGATTGCCTTTGTATATTGGTATAGATTTTGGGCTTACTCCTGCGGCTGTTATAGGTCAGAAGGTTAGAAACAGGTGGCTAATTCAATCTGAGATAGTTGCTTTTGATATGGGCATTGTTAGATTTGCAGAGGTATTAAGAAATGAAATCGCTACTCGTTTTTCTCAAGCTTCCGATGTCTATATATATGGTGATCCAGCAGGGGATTTTCGGGCGCAAACGGACGAATCTACCCCTTTTCACATACTTAGAGGTGCTGGTCTACGCGCATTTCCCGCCCCAAGCAATTCTGTGGATCTTCGCTTGGAGTCAGTGGCGCAACAACTTAATAAAATGGTTGAAGGTAAACCTGCGTTTTTAGTTGATAGACGTTGCTCTCAGCTTATAAAGGGATTTGATGGTGGCTATGCTTATAAACGTATGGAGGTAAGTGGCGAGAGATATGCAGATAAACCTGATAAGAATATGTACTCTCACATACATGATGCACTACAATACTTAATGTTGGGAGCAGGGGAAGGTCGTGCCTTGATGTCAAATCAGAAACCTGCAAAAGTTATAAACGCTAGAAAAGACTTTGATGTATTTACTAGAAAACCTAAGAGTGTTGGTAAAAAGCCTAGCGTATGGTCACTTGTGCGTTGAAATTATTTTAAATCTATGTTTTGCAAGGAAACATGATGAACCGCAAAGCAATATATAGACAGGCTGCAAGGGATGATGTTCTTTGTATTTTTGAAATGGCAAGAGACTTTCACGCTGAGAGTGAGTTAAATGACATACCTTTTGACGATGCTGTGTTTGCTAGGTACTTAGAAGGTCAAATAGAAGATGATGC